TCAAGTTCTATTCTTCTACTTTCATCCTCTGAACTTTCTTGAAAAGTTTCAAGATCTATGGTTGCCTCTTGATCTAATCTTTGTTGTAAAAGATTCGATGGATTCGATGGATTCGATGGATTCGATGGATTCGATGAATTCGATTGATTCAATGGATTCGATGGATTAATTGTAAAATTATTAAAATTATTCAATATTACATTAACAGAGTCATCATCACTGTTTGTTTCACTATCGCTATAATTCAGTGAATTATCCTCTGAATAAACATTATTATTGTTTTCTTGAAAATTCCAGTCTTTAAAATTACTATCTTGAATATCTAAATAGTTTATATCGTTTTTGTAATAATCAATGTGTTTTGTTTCGTATGTTTTATTAGTTTTTCTCTTATTGGAATTAATTTGTTTTCTTAATTTAAATACTGTTGTTCCAAATTTAGGAGATGCCTTAACAAATCTAGTAATTTTTCTTTTTAAAGTCAAAAAAGATATATGTTGAATATTATTATCAGGGTTATGTCTATAACTTAAAAAAAGTTTCAAATATGGTTTAAAAACTTTACAATAAACTTTTTTTGGAAAATGCTTACAATAATTTAATTTATCCTTTTTTTTCTTATTTAAAATATTAGAATTAACAAAATTTATAAACTCTCGAATATATGGAAAAATCGACTGGGGTGGGTTATTTTTTATAAAATTATCAATGTTAAAGTTAGTAATTAAAGAATCATAATTATTTCCAAAAGTATTTAATCTAAAATTGGATTTAAAAAATAGATCAATAAGATAAAGTTTATTTTGTAAGAAGTAATTTTTTTTAATAAAAAAAAACATATTGTACAAATCACATAAAGAGAATTTTACGCCATTATAAGGATTTTTAATTTTTTTTGGCATAGTTATAAATAATTCGTCATGATAACAAATGTTATTCATAAATAAATTATAAACATCAGTAATACTGAAAACATATGCACATCCTTTACTATGAATTTTTATAGATTTATTAAAATTGATTGGATTCATTAAAAGATCATAATCAATTATATTTTTAGTTATTTTATTTTTACAAATATAAGAGAATTTTACAAGAGCAAAATATGTTTTTTGCATTTTAGCGAAAAATTGAATAATGGAATGATTAATTTTATTATTATTAATTTTATTATAATGGCTAATACTTTCATTTATTTTTTTATAAAATGTACATAATTTTGTACTATAACATAAACTACTATCTTTAACGAATAAATAAAAATAACTATAAACTGCTGATTTTATAGGACATAGTATTTTATTAATAATTTGTTCATCAACAATTTTAGAAAATTCTAAATAGTTACCAAAAGATTCAAGATTAGGTACTTCTATAATATTTGTTTTTAAGTCTAGAAGACAATTTTGTATAATATATTTAAAAATAATATCATGTTTTCTAAAATTTAGTGTATATTCTTGCATAGTAATATAAAACAAATATTTTTATATTATTTTTATTATTTTATTTAGTTTCTTTTTTTAAAGCATCTTCTAGGAACTTAGTGTTATGTTCTTTTGTTTGTTCTGCAGTAGTGGCATCTCTAGAATCAAAATCTACATTCTCTGGAACACCAATTAAATTGTCGTTGTCATCTATAGTCTGTGTAAGAGTATTACCAGATTCATTAGCCTTTTTAATGTTATCTTCAATGGCTTTTCTTTTAGATTCTTTAACTCTAGCATCAAACTCATTCTTGGCTTTAGCTTCATTTTCTAATTTTTGTTTATGCAGTTCATTTAGTTCTTCTTCAAGGAACTCAATTCTACCTGTTTTGTAAGCATCTGGATCCCATGGAATCCATATTCCGACAGGACCTACAAAAATATCATGATTGGAATCTGTTTTTCTAAGATTCTTACATCTCTCTTCAGCTTCTTCTTGAGAGTTATATACACCTCTTATTTTTAAACCTCTAACAGAAGTTTGAAAAGAATGTTCTCTGTTAAATTCATCATTTAGCTTATCTTCATATTTATCAATAAAGTTTTTATAGTCATCTTCAATACCATATTCTTTAATTTGTTTATTTTCTTCTGTTACAAATTCCTTAAAATCACTATGTAATGTTTCTGCATTTAGCTTGTACTTATAAGAAATAAAATTGATAAAATCAGAAAATTTTTCCATTGACTTATTAAAATCAAATTGTTTAACGAATTGATTAAAAATAAATACCTCCCGTTTTTTTAAAATTTTTTCAGGAGAGACAAAAGACATACATACAAATTTTTGACCAGCTAATGGTTGATCTTCATCACATAAATCTATATATTTAGGATTAATATTGCCTTGTGGATCTAGTTTTCTTTCAAAACTCATGTAATATTAATTAAAACCTAATTAATTTTTATATTGTTTAGAGCGATTATTATTTAGGAATTTTAAACATATTTAAAATTTTTTTTTGTTTTTTTAATATATATATATACATGAACGACATGTTTGATTTCAACGAGCTTGTAAAGCGTGTTATTAAGTATCTAGTAGAAGGTATTGTAGTTGCATTAGTTGCATTTGCTGTACCAAAAAAATCACTTAACGTAGAAGAAGTAGTTATCATTGCATTAACTGCCGCAGCAACATTTAGTATTCTTGACGTATTTATCCCAGCTATGGGTCATACTGCACGTACTGGTGCTGGTTTTGGTGTAGGTGCTAACTTAGTTGGTTTCCCAAAAGCAATGTAAATAAATAAATTTAAAAATAAATAAATTAATATAAAAATGTTTTATATTAATGAAAAACAACTTGACCTTCCTTATAAATAAGATATTAAATAAAGATATCAATAAACCAATAATTGGTTTTAAACAAAACAATAAATGGATATGGAAATCCAGAAAAAATTTAAAAGTTAATGTGCTAAATTGCATTGAAATACTAAAACAAAAAAATATAAAAGATAACGATAGAGTTGTATATAAAGGAAATAATAGTTTTGAATGGATTTCATGGAACATTGCAACCAATTCTTTAGGTGCAATTTGGGTACCATTATATGAAGATCAAAGTGACAATTATGTAAATTACATCATAAATGATTGTAGTCCAAAATTAATGATATCAAATAAAGAGTATAATCAAGTTGATAATATTAATAATCTTTATTTATATGAAAATTTTATAAACGATATAAATTCCGAAATATTAGTAAATCATTTTTCTCATAATTCTAAAATAATTTATACTTCTGGTACAACTGGAAATCCTAAAGGAGTTGTAATAAGTCATAAAAATATAATTTCTAATTATACAGCTATCAATAATAGATTTAAAGATCTACAAGATAAAGAATACACAACATTAAACATTTTACCTTGGGCACATATATACGGTTTAACAACAGAATTATATTTTAATATGCTAAATGGTAATAAGATAGCAATATCATCCAACAAAGAAAATTTTATAAAAGAATTACGAGAAATAAAACCAAATTTATTATATTTAGTTCCAAGAGTCTTAGAATTAATAAAAAATAAAGTAGAAATTTTTAATAAACCGATTATTCGAAAATTAATACCAACTTTATTAAATTATTTGTTTGGCAATAACCTTGTTACAATATTCACAGGAGGCGCCAAGTTAAGTGACGAAACAAAAGCATTTTATAAAGAAAATGGAATTATAATATGTGAGGGATATGGATGTACAGAAACATCTCCAATGATTAGTGTAAATCATTTATCTGATCCTAGAGATGACAAATCAATAGGAAAAGTAATGGATAATCTAATAGTTAAAATAATTGATGATGAAATTTGTGTCAGTGGTCCTTCTGTAATGAATGGATATTGGTGTGATACAAAAAAAACTTCAGAATCTTTCGTATTTGACGAAGATATTTTCTTCTATAAAACAGGAGATAAAGGGTATTTAAAAGATGGTTTCCTATATTATGAAGGGAGAATTAGTGAAAATTATAAATTAAATAATGGAAAATTTGTACCAGTCATGACAGTTGAAGATATTGTAAAAAAACATACAAAATCGCCATTTTTAATTTATGGTGATAATAAACCATACAATATTATAGTTACAGAATTAGGTTCAGATATAAAAAATAATACAATTAAAAACATAAACAAAGAATTAGATAATTTCTTGCAAATAAAAAAAATTTTATATTTAGAATCAGAAACATTTTCAAAATATCTAACACCAAAATTATCATTAAAAAGGAAGGAACTAATAAATGATAATATTGAAAAAATAAATAATTTATATATTTAATGTATAATTGGATGGAACTTAATAAAATTTTAATAATTATTGAATTAATTATAATTGATTCATACTTATTGTATATAATATTTAAAAATAATATAACTCATTTTGAAACATTATTTATTTATATAATATTTTTTTCACATTTATTATTATTTACTGGATTAGTAACAAATGATGTTGAATTAACAGATTTAATGCATTTACTATATGTATTAGCTTTATTTATAGGTACAATAATACTATCAAATAAAAATATATTGATGTTGCTAATATTAATGATTATAATAAATGTATTATATTGGTCAGTATTAGGGGAATGTCCATTAGGTAAAGTACAAACTAATTATTTAATAAAATATCAAAGTTTTCTTTCACCATTTATAGAATCACTAATATTTTTACTATTAACAATATTAATATTTAAATATATAGTAAAATTGTATTCATAAATAAAAATATGTTTGATATTTAAACAATATAATAAAATTATTATATTGTCTGTGTAAAACAAATAGAATAATTTAAACAGTAGGAAAAAATTCCCAATCTAAATTTTTACAAACTTTTTTCCATATCATATCTTGTTCGAGTTGTTTTTCTCTATCCTTCATCATTGGAATATAAGGTAGATATTGTGTTTGGTCCAATAAAACACAAAGTTGATAGAGAGTATATGTATAATTAAAAAAATTGGTACGATTAGCAGGACAATGTATAGCCCAAGGCTTTTGTATTTCAATAAAGAGAACACATAATGTTTCATGTAATTCCTCACTCATAATAGGAGGCTTGATACCAAATAAAGAATTAATATATTGAATATGTTCAAAATATTTGTTTAAACCAAGTTTTCTAAGGAGATCTCTCATAACATCATAATTAATTTGAGAAAAATCATTAATTCTTTCTTTTTTGATTCTATCCTTTATTTTTTGAATAACGTTATCTGGGATTTGTGTAGTTTCCTTAGCTTGAAACTGTGCTAATATTTCTTTGAAATGATTTAGGCGGATATAAGCAGTATAAGAGACTTCATTAGGTGGTTCTTTATTGGAGGGTTTAGAACCATCGATAATATTAGTAATAAATCTTCCACAGTTAGGATTGTTGCAAATAAGTATTCCTTCTTCATCTTGAGCTATTAGTTCTCCAGAACTACAAAATTCACAGATATCAGAAGGAACAATAAAATCTTTAATATTCAAAATTTCATTATTTACGTTTTTCCAATAATTAAGATATAGGTGTCTAGAATTTTGATACTTATCATTATTAACATCAGATGAGGAATCATTTTTAGATTTAATTTTAAAAAAACTATTAAGAACATTCATATTTTGAGAATTATCACCAGTAGAAATGTTTTTTTTATCTTCAAAATACTTGAAAATATGCATAGAATTATCAACAAAATATTTTTTCTTTTCCCTTTTTAATTTTTTTATATTATCTTTAATTTCAATAATCTCATCCTTTATTTCCATATATTTGTCAATATCATTGGAAGATAGGGATTTGATTTCCTTAATAAGATTATTTTTTTTTTCCTGTAATTGAGGTATGATAATTTTCTCATTGTCGTCAAAATATTTAAGCATTTCATCATGTTTTTTGTCTATAGTAATAATTTGCTTATTTTTAATCATTATTATATATTCCTATGTATTTCTTTTATATAAATTTATCGTATAAAATTAAAAATAAAAATTTGATTATAAATAAATGGAGAAATACAGTTTAAGTGAGATTCAAGAAAAGTATTTGAAATTAGATAAAAGAGAGTATCAAAAGATATTATTTATTAATAATGCAATAGAGGATGGATGGAGTGTAAAAAAGGAGAATGATAGTTATATTTTTAAAAAAAAACACGGTAATAAGGTAGAGATATTTGAAAAGAAATATTTAGAAAATTTCATCATAGATAATTCAAAAATGCCAAAAATGTCATAAATACGTAATAATTTATTTAAATAACTAGGGTTTTTTTTTATTTTTTTTTTTAAAAAATTTAAGTTTTAGTAGGTATATATAAAGAATAAACATTTATTTTGTTATTTTAAATCTTTAGGAAGTATATAAAATGGGTGGAGCTTTAATGCAACTCGTAGCCTATGGCGCTCAAGACGTT